TTAGAATGAATGATACTTTTACTTTTTATAGGGGTTTAAATAAAATTGAGATGTTGGAATTATTTCAAACTAATTCAATTCCCGCTTTCAGTTGTGAACCGCTTTCAAGTGATAGTGAATTGTTTATATCTAAGCGGTTTGCTCAGATAAATAACCGTGAGGCTCAAAAATATATTGTTATTCCTAAAGTTCCGAATGGAATAAATATATATGCGGTTAATCTTTCAGCAAAAGAAACTTTTATTCTTAATATTGATAATAACACTAGAAATAAATTTCCCTCTGTTGAATTAACAAGCGGTAATAATAAACTTAGAAATTATAATTTCAGAGTACACGAAAAATTACCTTTTGCTCAAATGCCTTATGAAAAAAATAGAAAAGACAATATCTATTTAGGTGTAGAGTTGGAATGTAATAAGACCGCAAGATGTCCACAAAATATTTATAAAAGTTTGGAAGAAAATATTTTGGCGGGAACATCTATTGTTAAACATGATGGCTCTTTAGGTTCTAGAGGTTTGGAAATTAATATAGTTCCTATGACTTTAGATTTCGCTAAATCTACTGATTATTATTTTAACTTAGAGAATAAAACTAAAGATTATTTAAAGTCATATTCAGATCAATCAACGGGTCTTCATGTTCATGTTGGACGATCTTTATTCACAAATTATCAAATTGGTTTAATTGGTCAGTTTATAAATAAACCGTCTAATTATAATTTTATTGTTGGTGTTTGTGGACGTGAGTTAAATGGTACAGATAATAGTTATGCGGAAACTTTTGATCAAAGAAATACGGATAAAAAATTGGTGTATCATTTTGCTAAAAGAATGGTTGGAAAGTACACCGCTTTCAATACGGTTAATGATGAAACTTTAGAATTCAGAATATTTAAGGGAAATATGTCAGCTAAGACTATTTACAGATATTTAGAGTTTGTTCATGCTTTAGTTGTTGCGGTTAAATCTTACTCATTAAATCACAATACGTCATTAAGTCAGTTTAAAGAGTTTGTGAATGAGAATAAAGGTCAATATCCAATTTTACATCAGTTTATTTTTAACGGTCAACCTAAGAAAATTGAAAGTTGGAATATGTCTTTTAATAAAAGATTTAACGGAATTGAATTTAATATTCCTCAGTTAAAACTTGCTCAACCCGTAAGAGTTCAGAGAGTTAAAGCGATCAACCCTCGTAGACGTGAGGTTCAAGTACAGCAAGATAGTTTATTTAATCAAGATCAATCATAAGTCATAAGCGGTTTGGCGGTGGTTCTCACCACCGTCCACCCGTCCCCACCATTTAAACCGCTAGTCTTTATCTTTAAGTCTAAGAAAAAAAACAGATACACCCCGCCACTCATTAAACCCGAACCAAAAATTTCAACCACCTATTAATAATTCTCACAAAGTATAAACAATCCTTTGTGGCGGTTATTGTCATTACTCAGTTTTTTAATCTCATTTCTATAATGCAACCTTGACGTGTATCGGGGGTTTTTTGACAGTGAACGCAACCGAGATACCCTTTCAGATTTTTTCGACAAAACATTCTACCACCACACAACTGTGGTAAGAGGTTGTTCGTTGTCGCTTAAGTCTTACGCCAATACTAGCTTATTTAAGACAATTACTAGAATTGGTAGACCTGTTGCACTTCTGCAACAACATCTGGTACACGGTCATGTATACATACTGTATATCATAGTGTGTTATCTAATAGATATAATACTACTAATAATACTTATAGATATAATACTATAAGTATATCTAAGGGGATTTATTCAGTATAGGTTGTCTAAATCCATAAGTCTCCTTTTCTGGGTTTTCCTATAGTCCCCTCTAAGAAGTTTTCTAAGTCTTTTTTTAGTAGTTGTTCTCTATGGTCTTGTAATTGTGCTTCGCTGTCTACTGCCATCTGTTCAACCCAATAGGCAACTGCGATAGCTAAGGCATCTAATCGGTCATCATTTCTTAATGAACCTCTGTCTTTAGTTAATCTAGTCATTTGGTAAAACAGTTGGTAATTAGGGTCAGTAGTATCAAAGTCTTTCCTAATTAACTGTGGAGACACAACTAATCTATGTTGGTTCATCACAGGTTCTAAGGTATCAATAATCCTTAGCTCTTTCTGTTTGGTATGATTTACTTCTTCTATAGTACAAGGATAATACCTTTGGACTACAGGTCTTAACAACTGCGTGAACATACCATCTCCAAAGTTACTCTCAACAATAATCATATTAACTTTGGCATCTCTCGCCATTGTTGCAATCTTAGTTAGATTGCTTTCTGTGTACCCACCACTTAACCCCGTGCATTCCTGCACGAATAGATTACCACCTAGTTGTTTAACTATGGCAATCGCCAATTCGTCTTGTCCTCGACCCGCAGGGTCTATTGACATAACAGAACCTTTGTAGTCTCCAAAATCTTCTGATTTAAACATTGGGTTATAATACTTGTCCCCCGTGAAACCTACTGATGGTAAGTCTTCACAAACGTATTCTGGACTTCCCGCCCAAGCTAACTTAACTGGAGCAATAGTATTATTAATATCCATAACTATGAGATCACTTAATTTTAATGGGTATCTCTCTTTGTCAGACAAAGTTGTGTCCAACATAAACTGTAGTGCAAAACCACTACGACCGTAACTAGCTTCCCTTTCCTTTAACTCTAGGTCGTCAAATCTATTAGGATCAACTGGCTCTAGCTCATGGAAGTCTCCCTCAGTAATGAAAGGGGCTAGTTTCTTGTCATACCTGTGCACTTTGGTATTCTCAGGCATTCTTGCAGTCCAAACTCTAGTATTATATCCCCTAGTAGGGAGGTCATTATAAATTGACATATCTGACTGTGGAGTGCCTAAGAATATTATTTTACCATTGGGAGATAAGACGGCTTCAAACTCCTTGACATTATCTGTCAGCTTATCTCTCATACTTTGGGTTAAACTATTATTTAAACTTTCGCAGTCATCTGAAATTATGAAGTCTGCTCTACTCCCTGTTAATTGACCCGTGATACCCACAGATTTGACTGATGGAGAGTGAGCGGCTTTAGCAGGAGCAACATCAAAGGAGACATTTGATCCCCTTTGATCTGCTCTTGGAGCTAAGTGTTTTAATATGTCCATTTCAGTAATTAGTCTTTTGGTAAATGTACTGAAATCATCTGCTCTAGTTTTACTAGCAGATACGACTAAGAATTTTAAATTAGGATTTCTAAGCAAGTTCCAACATACGAATGCACTACAAATCCAAGACTTGCCGATACCCCTAAATGCTTGGATAACCGCTCGTCTAGGAGCGTTTTGTAAGTAGTCGGCAATATCAAATTGCACGGGAGTTGGACTTGGAAGACTTAAATGTCTCCAAGCGATATACAGGAAATTCCTGAAATCTTGGGTTATTTCTTTCATTTTTATACCCTTTAAACCGCACTAGAGCGGCGTATATTGAGTTTTATTGCTTTAGGTCTCCTTTACCTTGTAATACTTCGGAGACCTTAAATGGGAGCTCCTCAGCAAGTTTCCCTAGAGAGTTGTTCTCTGTAGGAATACAATCTATGTTATTATCCTTTAAGAATTGTCTAGCGACATTAAGATCAGAGGCTTTTACCTCTGGGTCTCTTATTCTTTCAAGTAATTTATCAGTTAATTGCTCATGCAATTTTCCTAATTTTTTCTCTGCATTGTCCATATTATTCTAATATTAATTTTTTAATTGATTTCTGACCCATATAAATTTCTGTTTCAGCTTTTGATTTAATACATTGATATGAAATATTTGAACCAGACTTTAACTGCCTCTCAGCAACTCTCTTACCTTTTAAACATTGAGATAAACTATCTTGTATTCTGTGTTCTTTTATCTCATTATCAGATATGAGAAGTAAAGCAAAAACAATTTCAATCATAATATTTTACCTTTATTAACTCCTTGTTTAATCATATATCTCTGTGTGCCATTAGCACCAGTTTCGACTTCTTTTTTTAAATTTTTTACATAATCCATTTGTTTAACTTTTTTTTCTAAACTTTTTATGTAATCAATTATTTTTCTATTAATGCGATCCATTTCTTAATTTTGCTAGTTCAGAACCTAGTTCTTCAACTCTTTCTTTTAAATGATCTATATTTACTTTGTTGTAACGACTTGCTTCTATTTCTTTTTC